TACTTTTCTTCATAGAAAAGTAGGGCCTCGGCGGCGAGCCGTACAGACTTTGTACCCTACAAAATCTTCGCCCCGCCGTCAGGCGACCACTATCTTGGCTTAAATTAGGTCTTTTACCTGCTTTTCTTCATAGAAAAGTACGCCCGCGTCAGCGCCTTCCACTGCTCCAGCGTCACCTGCTCCGCCCGGGCATTTTCGGCAATACCCGCCGCCGTCAGCAGTGCACGGGTGGTGTCTTTCTCCCACCGCAGCCCGGCGGAAAGGGAATTGAGCATCGTTTTGCGCCGCTGGCCAAACCCGGCCCGCACCACTGCAAAGAAGTCCTCCCGCGGCGGCAGGTCCTCTGGCAGCTCCTGCGGCAGGTCCAGCCGGATCACCGCGCTATCCACCGCCGGGGCCGGCAGAAAAGACCCCCGTGAGACCGGGAACAGCAGCTTCGGCGTGCTGTAATACCACACCGCCGCGCTGATAGCCCCGCATTCCCGGGTGCCCGGCGCCGCCGTAATGCGCACCGCGGCCTCCTTTTGCACCATCACCGTCAGCGAGCGAATGGGCAGTGGCCCCTCCAGCAGCCGCATGATGATGGGCGAGGTGATATAGTAGGGCAGGTTGGCGCACACCACCACCGGCATCCCGGCAAAGTGCTCCGCAATGAGCGCCGGCAGGTCCAGCACCATCGCATCCCCCTGCACTATGGTCACATTCTTAAATTCCGCCAGCGTCTCCGCCAGGATGGGCGGCAGCCGGTCATCCAGCTCGATCGCCACCACCTTTTCCGCCCGGCGGCACAGCTCCGCCGTCAGCACGCCAAAGCCCGGTCCGATCTCCAGCACCCCCACACCGGGGGCGGCGCCGCCCAGTTCCGCCATTTTGGGGCATACGCCGGGGTTGATGATAAAATTCTGCCCCAGCGCGCGGGAAAAGGAAAACCCATGGCGCTGCAGCAGCTCCTTGATGACAGCGGGATCGGTAAGTGTGGGCATGGCGGCCTCCTTGCGGGGTGATTTTTCGCTTTTCAGTATATCGTTTTTGGGGAAAAAATGCAACACCGCGCCCCCGATTTGTAAAGGCCGCTATACGGAAAGTATTTCACACTTTCCACCGGGTTTTCCACATTTGCGGGGTGGAAAAGCCCAAATTTGTGTCAAAATTGTGACGATCAAGGGCTTTTGGAGGAAATATCCCACTAAATGGGTGTGGAAAATCGTGCCTCCGGCAGGCAAGGCCCTAAAACACCTCGTAATGATTCCAAAATGTCAACCCCCTTTGTCCCCTAAATTTTATCCTTATTTTTGATGGAGTTTGACGAGAAACCGTCTTGACAACAGGGAATAAGATGGTATAATAATAAAGCGCTATGCGGAAGTGCTGGAATCGGCAGACAGGCACGTTTGAGGTGCGTGTGTCCATGACGTGTGGGTTCAAGTCCCATCTTCCGCACCAACGAGAAAGCCAGTAACCATGCGGGTTACTGGCTTTTTTCTTTTGCAAAAAAACTCACAAAATAACTCACTTTTTTTCCTGCTGGCCAAGAATTGATGTAAACACGCCATCAAGTGCGCTGGTTATTTGCCGATCCATCCCCGATACAGCGTGGCCGTAAACCCCGAATGTGTCCATACTCTTGGAGTGTCCGACCAATTTCTTTACCCATCCCTCGGGTAGGGACTGGGCAAGGGAAACGAAAGTATGGCGCAGCTCGTATGGTGTCGTTTTCGGAATTCCGTTTGCGTTGCAATATCTTTGGAAAAACTTCCGATAGGTTTCTGTTGTCGGCATTTGGAACAGATACAGGCCGTTTGACTTTGATGCTTGATCTTTTACAATCGCTTCTGCGATTTCGCCCAAATAAACGCTGCGTATCGCATTTTCATTTTTGCCTGTAGTGATTTCGTTGTCCTCGTTTATCGACCGTCTTACCTCCAATCTGCCCTGTTTGAAATCGTTCCGCATGATGCCACGCAATTCCCCCGGCCGCAGTCCGGTCAAAACCTCAAGGCGATAAGCATTTATATATGGGTCTTTTACCAATTTACCCTTGTAGATCGTCGTATCAACGGAGAAAAGTGTTACAATGTCCTCCGGCTGCAAAATGTTGCGAACGCCAACGGGGGCTCCCTTTGGAATTGTTATGTCTTCCGGGGCAAAGCCGGTTACTTTCATTTTCCGCAGATATTTGCAGAAAGAAACCATGTCAGCACGGATGCTTTGCAGATACTTCTTCGACAATTTCCCGTTATTGTATGCATAGTCGATAACCTTTTGCAAAATCCCATCGCAAAGTGCATCTGCCTTTAGGTGGCCTATCCTTGGGTCAATCCATGTTTTCCAGCGGCTTTCCTGCGGCCGCCAATTCGATTGCGAAGTCCGAATTTTAAGCTGCTCCATATAACTTTCGTGCAGCTCCGATAGGTGCAGCTTCGTCCCGCAGATGCCTGATGCCAGCCAGTCATCTGCTTTTCGGTTCGCTTCCCTCTGCCCTTCCCTTCCCGGCCGACTGCTTGTAAATGTTTTTCTTACGCCATCTTTCTGGACGGCGATCTGCCAGCGGTTCTGCTTCTCAAGCCACTTTGCCGTATTTGTCCTTTCTTTCATTTTTCTCCTCCTGATAGACAACCGCCCCCGGCAACGAGGGCGGTGTTTTTTTATTTTTCTGCCATTACATCGTATACAACCACGCCGTTCATAATCGTCAAGAGGGTGTTGTCCTCATTGGCATCGTTGACCACTGTGACTGTTACATATTTATCCTTTGCGCCAAGCGTATCAACAGCATCAGATATCGAATTGCACAGTTTAACCATGCTTTCACGCATTGTTACCCATGGCTCGTATGTATCGTCGTATCCGTCCGCTTTTGCTTGCGCCACTTCTGCAGCTACTCCTGACGCTTTTGCTGCTATAACAAGACCGGTGTCATCGTATTCTAAAGAGTACTCAATCCCTGTTCCCTCCGCATTTTTATCAAGCACAGTTTTTATGGCCGAAGCGACTACGGACATATCCACTTCCGTGTTTTGCTCCTCTTGCTGTTGCTGCTGATTTTGCTGATTGTCCTGTTTGTCTTTATCCTTTTCTCCACCGGCAAGCGCTCCGATGATTGCAATTATGATAACAATTAGGATTATTGCTGTTACCATCGTTTTTTTCTTCTTTGGCTTGATCTCTGGTGTTGTTTTCTCCATTTCCTCCATAGTCGTCTCCTCCAGTACTGATTATTGTACACTTTACGGTGTACGATTATATTTGGAAAGAACATCTGTTCTTAATCCCGAATTAAACCGTAGTTAAGGTTATTTGCATCGATTAGGACGAGGTATAAAATCATCATCGCCAGCAGGACAAAAATAACTGCGAAGAGTGTTTTGGACAGCTTCCGGCGCTGGCGCACCTGCTCTTTCAGAACCTCTATCATTTCTTCGCTGTTCTGGCTGTCTGTTTTGTTATAGACTTCCTTCACGAAATGCTTGTCGAGAGATATGTGCAGCGCTTGGCAGATGGAAGCAACGAGAAAAAGGCTCGGATTCTTGGTCGGCTCCGAAAGCAGCCGGGAGATCGTCCTCTCAACCGTCCCGGCATTGTCGGCCAAATCCTTGTGGGTCATTCCCTGCTCCTGCCGTTTTGTGGCTACCTCCAATAAAAAGTTATCCCAATTCCTTTCTTCGTCTGAATTCACAAACTCATCTCCTGTTTTTTGTTACCGGACACTTTTGTCCGAAAAACATGACAGTTTTTGCGCCGAAACCGCAACATTTGTCAGTACATATTGGCAATGCAATTTGTTACAATTGAATTGTACCAAATACATGCTGAATTTGGAAGGATTTTTATTTGACAATAATCGACAAAAGAGGAGGAACACCAATGGAGAAAAAGGAGGAATTCAAAAAGGCGGTGGAACGGATGTCTGACGAGCAGCTTGTTAAATATCTTCGGATTCTAAAGTTTTCATTAGACGAAGATATTTCTCAATTTTCTCATCTGTCAAAGTATCTGCGAAATCCATAAGGTCTTTCCGAATACCGGACAGCTCGCCTTCGGTGGGCTGTTTTTCTTTCCCCAAAAGGTAATCCACGCTTACGCCGAAGTAGTCAGCAACCTTTTGCAATGTTGCCTGCCTTGGAATTGTCCCTTTGCTCCACCGCGTAACCACGGAACGCATAAACCCCATTTCTTCGGCGACAGCAGACGGGGACTTCCCAATTTTATTACAAAGAGCAACATAGTTGATATAGAACAAACGCAACACACCCTTTTTGTGCAAATAGCAGAAAGTAAACAAAAGGAACAACTGCGTCTTGACTGTTGCGTTTGTTTACACTATAATGAAAACATAAGCAACAAGCGCAACACAAAGCGGGCACTCAATGTGCCATGATTCATTTTTCCTCGCAAGGATATGATAACACTTTGTGTAAACTTTTGCAACACAATATATAAAGAAGGGGGAAAAGTTTAGATGCCTGCACAATGGACTGGCGATGTGGTCGGCAAGATGCACAATAACAAGATTACAATGGCTCAGCTCGGAGAAAAACTCGGCGTTGGGAAAGCGTATGTGTGTGCGATATTAAATGGCCGCCGCAGCCCAAAGGGAGCCGAGCAGAAGTTTAACGCTGCACTGGACGAGCTTATCAAGGGAAAGGAGGAGGACAATGAAAGACTGGCATGACATGAGAAACGATGAATTTGAAAAATACCTTATCGAAGTCTACGGCGATACCAGCTGGAAAGCATACCTATTTAAGACCAGGCCACCGCAGATCATCACGGTTTTGTGTGGCGTTCTCTCCATCATCATAGCGGCAGTAGTGATATTATCCCATGTTGCATGAGGAGAGACAGGACGGCAAGCAGGAAACCGGCGATTGCAACTCCTGTTGTAATCCAATACCGGACGCTTAACTTCTTCTCGGCCCGCATGGCGGCTTTAACGCGCAAACCGTTTTCCGATAGGCAAGCAACTCCCTCATCAAAGGAGCCATTGCTAAACCAGTAGTATTCGCCGCCGAAACCGCCATCTACCAGCTTTGACCGGAGCATAGTTTGAAATTCAGATTTTGTCAATTTGGCGCTATTGCTTCGCTTGAATTTGCGAAATATTCTCTTTTCTTCTTCGGTCAAAGAATACGAAACATCAAATTTTTCGCTCATAATATCACCTCAACTATAGTCTACCACATGAAGGGAGGGACAGCAATGTCAAGGAAAGTTGATACCTACCGCAGGCTGCGAGCGCTGATGCTGGAACTTGGCCACGACCAGACAAGCCTTGGGAAGCGCACCGGTATGAGCCGCCAGCAGATCAGCGACAGAATGATTTGCAAGACCCCGTGGACATTGGAGGAAGTCTATAAGGTCTGCGATGCATTATTTATTCCAATAAAAGATGTCAAGAAGTTTTTCCCGCCAAACGGGGTGGAAAAGAAGGAGGAACAACATGGAAGCAACAACCAACACCTTTATCCGGTGGTTTAACTCGGATGAGATCGTACCCAGCAAGGACGGGCATTACCTGTGCCAGACAAATCCGGGAAGATACGCAACCTTGCCATTCAGCACCAAGCATCAGATGTTCAATGTCAGCGGAGATCATGTGGAGACCGCTATCGAGGTCCAGTGGTGGGCATCCTTACCGGAGCTTCCGCAAAAGGAGGTACAGGAAGATGAGTAAAAAGGAGTGGCTGCAGGAAGCCTTGGCCGTAGTCCTCGGAATGGGAGCCATCTTCGTAGCAGCGGCTATCCTGCTGCTGGTGAGGTAAGGCCATGGAGCAGAACGAGAGGATAGCAATTATCCGGGAGAAGTTCCCCGGTTACACCAAGCCGCTGGACAGTATGTGCAAACGGCCGGAGCATTATGGCATCCGGCGTACTGCAGAAGCCGAAGCGCTGATAGCGGACAAGCCCGGCAGGAAACGGGAAGCAAACTATAAGCTGTCTGTTCGTATTCCTTTGGGTTATGTGAATATGGCGGAGTTCCGTCAGCAGCTTATCGAAATGGGTTACTGCAACTTCACAGCATGGGTTCTGCGCTGTATCCGCCGCCAGCAGGAGGAATACAAAAAAAGAAAGGCCCCCGCAAAAGACGGGAGCCAATCCACCACCACAACTATACACGATAAGGGGAGGGATGTCAAGTGATCGTATACAAGGGAACAGATAAGGACATGAAGTGCCGAGGCTTCCAATTTGAACTCGGCAAAGAATATGTGGAGGAGGAAGCGAAACTGTGCGAAAAAGGATTCCACGGCTGCGAGTACCCGCTGGATGTGTTCGCCCATTACGCCCCGGCCGACAGTCGGTTTTTCGTGGCTGATCTCGATGGTGTGACGGACGAAAGAGAAAGCTGCGACACCAAGCTGGTTGGGACGAAAATAAAACTCCGGGCGGAAATCGGCATTGCTGGTATCGTAAAAGCTGCTGTCGAGTACATAAAGGAAAGAGCCGAAAGCGGCGACAATCAGACCGGCAACCGTAGCGCAGCCACCAACACCGGCGACTATAGCGCAGCCACCAACACCGGCAACCGTAGCG